GAACAGCGTGTCTCTTGTCGGTCGAGGGGTGACCCCCAGCCAGTGCTCAGTCACCTGTCGGTCGAAGTATCCGGCGTTGTGTCCGACCTTGACCTTGGTTGGATCGGAGAAGAACTCGCGGAGAATGTCTTTGATCTCCTCTTCTCCGCTTGGCGAGTAGTAACGACGGCCGGGCCGGTCAGTTCCCATGATGCCGATGCCGATGCTGCGAGCCAGCGTTGTCGGCTCCTCCCATGGCATCGTTGGCTCGCCGTACTCGTTCAGGTCAGGCGTAGCGATAGCCAGACACCGCACCCCGATGTCCAGCACGTTGATGCCGTCTGTTTCGTAGTCATAAACCCAGAACGGTGCAGGAACCGACAGCCACTCTCGCAGCTCGTCAGCGGTGGGCTGCTCGGAGACAACGGGCTCTCGCCAATGAAGCGCGTTGTTGAACCACCGAAACGCCTTGCCCAAAGTCGCGTAGAACTGAGGGCGCACCTTGGGCGAATGCTTGACGTAGCCAGGGTCATACGTCGAAACGACTTTAACTATCCAGTCTTCTTTCGACTGAGTCCAGTCGAAGGCTTGCCAGGTCAAGCGACTGGCTTTCATCTCACGCATGTCTCCTTCGAGGTTGGACATGCTGGCAGCCGTGTCCAGCACTCGTTGCGCAGGGGTGCTGCCGAGCGGAATCACGTATCCGTAGGATGCCAGCATGGTCTGGAGGTAAGGGGCGCAGCAGTCTGCTGGATGCGGAAGGTCTTCTTCCGCAATCCGTTTGGCTTCTGCCGCAGACATGCCTGCCTTCTGCATCTTCTTCTGGGCAGACTTTCGACGGCGACGAAGCTGTGCCTCCATCTTCTTCCAGCCATCTTTCGAGGCGCATGCGGTCACAAAGAACAGGTCAATCATCGGTCGCTTCAAGCCGTTTGCCTTGAGCGCCCTGTCCCACTCAGCTCCGTCAAGACCGCTGAGCGGTCGACCATGTCTCACGTCTTCTCGCTTCGGCGCCTCCAGCACCGCGGCGACGGTGGTGTTCTGATGCATCTCCGGTGGCACAGGGCTCCATGTCCCATCCGACAGACAGCCTTGCGGTCCCAGCGGACAACGATCGCACTTCGCTCCGTGCTTTCTTGGGTCGAGACTATTTTTCATAGTCATCCCACCGGCTGCGGCGCTTTGTCGGCAGTCCTTTGAAAACTTCGAGCTCGTGGTAGGCGGCGTAGCGACGAATAGACTGCTGCAGTGCGCAGGTTGTTCGTGGCCACCCGACGGCGTCTTTGATCATTCCGTACGACATCTTCTCGGTGTTCCGCAAACGAATCGCTTCTACAAGCATCGCTTCACGCTTGAATCGCTTGGGGCAGTTGCTTCGATCAATCTTTCCAAGATGCACGTAGACCTGCTTGCGCAGAGTGCTCATGTTGACGTCCATGTCCTGGGCAACGTCTGCCCAGCTCTCCCCTGCCTCGATGCGAGACTTCGCGCGTCGAAGCATAGGGAAAGTCCATGTACGCTGTGGGGCCATCAGCCTTCCACACGCTTCATACCAGCCAAAAACCGGCTGACAGATTTGCACCACGTACGCTGCTTTTCGTCGATGTAGACCACCAGCAGCGGGTATCGGTCTCTGTCGGTCGCATGTTCGTTCACAATCATGCGAACGCGGTAGTAGTTGCCGTTGCGGTGACGCCAGCGCGTCCCCGGGCAAACTTCTTGCTCCATGTCGTGCTCCTGCGGTGAGTCCCCGCCGCCATCGACGACGGGGACTGGTTGCTTACTTTCGCACAATCAGCGGGCGGGAGGGGGCGGGAACTTTCCGTTGCTCGGGGGCGGGGGCGGCATCTTGGTCGCAGCGGGTGCGTTGACCTTCGAAGCTCGGCGCCATGCAAACTGGCGAGTGTCCTCGGGCGTGTCGCCACTGGCGTCGTGCTTTTCGAACTCATCCTTGTTGATGAAGGACTTGACTTCGCCGTAAACGCGCTGCCCGGCGGGCACGTCGTCGGGGCGTCCCAGCCATGCGATGTAGGCCGTGCGTCCCACCAGATGCTGGGTGCTCAGGCCGTTCTCTGCCATGTAGTCCTCGGTGATTCCCGAAGACAGTGCAACCCGCTTGATGGCTGCCACCATGCCGCTGATCTTCTTGCTGCGGGTCTGCTCGTCCATCGCCTGAAGAGCCGGAGCCATGTTGCCGTCGGAGTCGAACGGGCACGAGCCAATCTCACGAGTCACAGCACCGTTGGGGAACTTGATGTGAATGAAGTAGCTGTAGTTGCCCTGACGATCGAGAACACCGCGGTCCTCGAACTCGACGACCTCTACCGGGTAGTAGCCCGTGCTGGGAGGAAGGTTGCCAGTGCCGACGGACGCGGCGGTCTCTGCGGGAATGAAGAAAGACATCTTCGATCCTGTGGTTTTTTGGTTTTTTGTCGTTGTTGTTGAATCCGGTTTACTGCCGGAACAGCCGTCACTCGGACGGAGGAGGGGGTGCCTTGCGGCCCTTCTTCGCGGGCTTGGGTGGTTCAAGGACCTTGAAAAGGTTGTCGCTGCGCTGCTTCTGAATCACCCCTCGAGCGATGCCATCCTGCACTGCCCAACGAATGTGAAGCTGCGTGTCGCGTCCGCTGCCCTTGGCAAACTTCTGCGCCTTGTTGACCCCGGCGTTCACTGCGTCGTTGACGTCGCCGACCTGCACAGCTGCGGCGACATGGTCAGCAACTTCGTCCTGCCATTCAAGACCTGCTCGACGAGACAGGCCGTAGTCTACGGCGCTCGCTCGTAGCAGCTCTCTGACGTTCGGTGGACTCTCCGCGTAGCCGACACCGTTGCGGTCACCTGTGACCCAGGTGCTGTCCCAGGGGTTGACGAACAACCCGCCCTTGATCCAAGGGTCTGGGTAGTCCTTGTTCACGATGGCGCGAGCGTTGAAGTCGCACCATGCAGGCACACGCACAACCTGCCCTTTGCTGCCCAGAGATGGGCCACCAGGAACAAAGCTGCCGTCCATCCCAGCCCCAGGTGCCTGCTCGTGAGCGACCATGAACACGCTCACGCCGATGTGTCTGGCCTTCTCAGCCAGTCGGAGAAGCTTGTCCTTGAGCTGCTGGTACGGCCAGAACTTGTCGACCTTGCCGCTGTTGGTGATCTTAGGGTTGTCCTGCCAGAATCTCAGGCTCGTTTCGCACAGTGCTGTCATGCCATCGACACAGACAGCTGGATAAGATTCCACGAGACCCTGCTGCTCGAGCATACCCATGAGGTCGAGCAAATCAACAAGCGTCCTGACAGGATGCTCGTAGACGGTGGGCTCAAATCCCCACTCGTTTTGTGTGACGCTCTTGATCGCGTTCATTCCCTCGCCCGGAATCCATAGGGCATTAGGGAATGCGCTTGCGACCATAGAGGTCTTCATGCGCTTGGGCTGGCCAAAGACCATGCCCATGACCGTGGCATTCGCCATGGCCGCCTCCAGTGATGTTGTTGTTGTGGTAGTGCCCCGCGGGGCTCGGCGACTGTAACACAGACGATCGAGCTCCCAGTGGCTGTTTGTCGTTTACGGTCGGGGCGGGTCCGTAAACAAGCTCTTGATCATTTCGCCATGCCTTGAACCAGCCTCAACGATGACTTCTCTTCAGCGATGAGACTCCAACGGTGCTGGTCATCAGGCGCGTGATTGCGTGGCAGGCTGCGAATCTGTCCGCCTGTGAGGCCAAGTTTTTCTGTAAGAAAATCAACGACTTTCTTCACGTTGAAATCCTTGCACGAAAACAAATCGAAACTCACGTGACCGCGAAGAGGCCAGGTATGAATGCTGGCGTGAGAGGTCGTGAGGATCACAGTCCCTGTCACACCTCCGTCGTCTTCGCCCGATGTCACCGAGGGATTGAGAGGGACAGCCACGATCTCCGCCGGTCGAAGAATCTGCATCCCCACCAGCTCTACAAGCTCGTTGAGCAAGTCACCCACGAGCTTGACGTCGTTGATGAGTCGCGCTTCCTGTGTCCACGCGTCGATGATTACATGCCTTCCAGTTTCCATGTCATTCACTCCGGGCCGTACTGGCAGAGGTCAAATGCTCCGCACTTGCCATAGCGGTGGTAGCAAACAAGTTCGTTCTGTGTCATCTGCCAATCACCTTCAGCGATGAAACCATTCTTGTGATTGACCAGCTGATTGCCCAGTGAGTGGGCCTTTGAGTAAATCTGCCGAGCCAGCTGCTCATCTCTCCAGGGCGTAGCGGGCACGTGCTGTCGGCTCACCGTCCAGGGGCTACGGCGCTGCACCAAGTTCAGAATGACACCGCCGAAGTCTTCGTATAGCTGCTGACCCATGATGCGGTTCACTGCGAACTGGCCATCCATCGCGTACTGCTCAGAGCGCTTCTTGCTGACGCTTCCGCCTGTCACCTTGTGATCCCAGATGTACGTGCGTCCGTCTGCACTGTGCTTCATCACGAGGTCGAAGCGTTTGGTCAGTTCAATGGGTTTCCCGTGCTGCAGTCCAGGCACACCAGGCACCGGCTCTTCAAGGCCTGGGCAGTCCAGCGGTTTGGCCTCAGCCAGGTTCTTGTCGAGCCACAGGCCGAACTCTCCGTCATGACTGTGGCCCAGTGTCAGCTTTGCTTGATGCTCCACCGCCACGACTTGATCGTTGACGTAGGGTTCTTTCTGGAGGTAGCGGCGAAACACGTCAAGCGTTGTGCCGATGTAGGGGTGAGCGTCCACTCCTTCGAGTTCTCGTCGCCGCACCCATTCTCGTACTGCTTCCTCTGGAGGCAGAAAGTAATCGGGATCGGTAACATGCTCTCCCTCGTACTCGAAGCCGCCCTGCGTGCATCCGAGCTGCGCGTAGTAATGCGCCAGCACCGTATGACCCATCGAGCCGAGTGTCAGCGCTTCAGCATTCATGAACTGCTGCTGCTTGACGTTGATGATGAACCACAATCGGTCACACGTGAAAGATGGTCCCCAGAAGGACCATCCTGTTGTGCTTCGACCTGTGTCGATGAGAATCGAATCAGTCACTGCTGCTCCGGGGGGCTGGGGAGGGGCTGCCAGAAGAACTGGCCGATGCCTGCCAGGGAAAGCCACGACTCGTAGTTGAGCCACGCGCCATCGTCTTCTTGCTTGAGGCAGAGGATGTTGAACGTGTCGTGCTGCCACATGAGCACTTCTTCGTCGGACGGAGGCATGGCGCGCCGACTGTCGGTCCAAATCACTGCTGCTCCTTAAGCCAGTTTTCATGCGCCTTTGCGCACGCCCTGGCGTAGTTGATGATGTCGGCAGGAGTCTGCTCGACGGATGTTGCGATGACGCAGGCTGCCCCTGGCAGGTAGTTGGCCTTGCCGCTCATGAGGTCATTGCGGATTTCTACTTTCTCTTCGATGTCGTCGAGGCGTGCTCCGGCGGCGACAGAAAGAAAAAGCATGGCGCACCCACAAATCACGATTGCGCAGATCTCAGTGACAGTCAGGTTGGTCATTCTTCTTCTCCGAAGAGCGCGCTCAACACCGACGCCTTCATGCGATCACGGTCGTCGATGCCAAGCAGTTTGTCGTCCATGCCCTGGTACTGCTCCGCAGCCAGGAACTCTTTGATGGGAGTGATTTTGTCAGCCAGGATGCCTGCGACCTTTTCGTCGTAAGACTTCCGAGCCAAGACCACCTTGAGCAATGTCGGTCGACCTCCGATGCGGTCGAACCTTCCCTTCCACTGCTCAAAGTCACCAGGCCGCCAGGGCAGCATAGCGAAGATGGCAAGGTCAGAAGTCTGCAGTCCATCAACAGACTCACCAAATGCCTGGCCTGTCCCGATGAGCAGACACGGTCCATCGTGCGAACGATACGCCGACACCATGTCCTCCCGGTCGCGGTCATCTGACCCGCCGTGTCCCCACCACATCGTAGGCATGCGGCCACCGAAGTTTTTCTGCTTGACCTCTTTTGCCAGTGCCTTCTCGACGTAGGCCGCCCAGTCTTCGCAGTCCTGTCGACGTGCTGTGAACAACACGACCTTGCCGCCACCACGCAAACCTTCGAGCACCTCTTCGATGACGTACTTGCGCTTGCGACTGGCAGCCTCCATGAGGTTGGCTTCGAGCGCACGCTCCTGGTCGAGCTCGCTGTGGGAAGCAAGCGCCTCTTTCTCAGCCTTGGCGATGACACGCTTGAATGCAGCAGGACGGTTTTGATCGGAAGGGTCAAGCCACACCACCTGCACTCGCGTTGCAGGCAGCTGACCGTGTGACTCTGTGTGAGTCACTTCCTGCATTAGGTAGGCAGCACGGTACTTGAGCTCGTCGATGTTGCTGCTGCCTTTGTCGTCGAGACCGCCGTACTCGCCTTCTTTTGCTGCGCAGTAGCGCTTGGCGAACGAGCCAAACCCCATGCCATACGACCCAGGTGCCAGCAAGTCCAGCTGACTCCACAGCCGCCGAGGTCGACCATCGTCCAGGGGTGTGGCGGTCAGACCCACGCGCAACTGAATCGAAGGCAGCCTGCTCACGTCCATGGCAGCAACCGCACGTGTTTCTCGCGTGTCGGTCTTGGTTCGACGCTTCTCGAACTCTACCTCTCCAGTGCTGTTGAAGATGGCCTTCCACCGCTTGGGTTGACCAAAGGTGTGGAGCTCGTCGATCACCAGGACCGAAGGCTCGAGCGCAGCGACGT